CAGCGATTTATGAATCGAGATTGAAACACCTAAACTATCCATGATAGCCAGGTATTCACGTGCCACTGCCTTGTCCCCGATGACAATGTCATCACCGAGTACTGCATAGTCAGTAAACCATTCTGGTTTGCTCTTGCATACAGAACGGGCAGCGGCCCATTGAACTAAGGCATGATGGGTAAAGGCTAACATAGCCCAACTAGATAATGCCCCCATGGGCTGACCTCTACTATAGTATAGATCCCGTCCTTCCATTGCTGGAAGGCCTTTACTGTTCCTATTACTAAGACCAGCAAAGTAGTACGGTCTACCTATTAGTAGAGACGCCCATACTTCTGCTCCCCAACTTGTTAAGAAGGGGGATAGTAACACTTTTTGTATTACTATCGGAAGTCGATCAGTCGCCGCCGATAAGTCATATGACCACATTCCCTGAGCTTTCGCCCAGCGTCTGCGCATCATCGACTTAACCGGTTTCAACTGGTCGAAGGTACCATCTTGTGGGATTTGAGCCAAAAGCTCAAATATTGCTGTATGTAGTGGTTTCATTAACCACTGCGTAAAGCAATCAACCATAGCAAATACCCTCACCTTTCCTGCAGCTTCAAACTTTAACCCAAGCTTACCAAGAGGGATATATCCCGAAGGACTTTCCGCACTTGGGGCCCAGGTCTCAATCCGATTAAGGATCCATATAGAACCCGTTAATCTACACCATGCCTCAAGCATGGGGTAAAGGTCCGACTTCCGCCAAGCGAAAGCCGCACCCCGGATCGAGCCCATCGATGTTGATAGAGGTGTTGCCATCTCATCAACTTGGCTCTCAGAAGAGCCTCGAGTGGGCGAGCTCTTATTGATCAAGAAAGGCTTAGCCCGTAATGATCTCAAGAACTCCAAAGGGTCAGTTACCGCATCGAGAAGACGTCCTTTACATCGTCTCCCCAATAACGGTATAAATCAGGTCAGTACAAAAGTACTGAATTCTGAAACCAGATCACCTGATAAGGGTGACCCCGGATCCGTAATGGTCTCTAATTTGAGTTTGTACGGGACTTCCAATATTCGATATATACCGAATAAGGTCATCCACGCACGAACAACAGAACTAGATCCATTACGGATGCGATCCCTATGGAGCCGAGGGATTATTCGTGGCATACCTGCCTTAGTTCTGGATACTCGGCAACCAAAGTCGCCGGTATCCTGAATCCGCTGTCCCCCTACACTTTGCTGAAGGAGGATAGACGACGCTTTGAGGTACGTCGAAACGTACGTCAATCCACCCCCCTTCCATAATAAGTAGAGTTTGTTACTATATATAATGCAAACCTTGATCCATGATTTATTTATGGTTCCAGCCACTAGCGGGAGCACACGTATACAGTGCCCCGCTAATGGGCGACCCCCTTTTACAGGGATCATGCCACTAATGGCTTTTAACGCAACTGAGATACTGGATGGTAAGGATGAAAAATCTCTTATCGTCTTCATATTTCATTTGCAGTTGAAAGATCCGTTAGACTTCGGTTTCCGTGTTTTCCACGGGCCGCAGGCACCCTTGATAGGGATGGTGAACCTAAATTTACCATTGGAGCTTATTATGTCTTATTTCCACAGTTAGTAGAACCCCGAGAAGGGGACCTCTCCTCTATTTTCCCTATCCTGCTTCACCGACATAATACTCCACCTCTCGCAAGAGAGATCAAATCTACGCTCAGGGTCTAACAGACAGATGCGACGACGTATGAGTCACATCAGCTACTAGTCAACTAGCTATTAGCTGAGAACGGGCAATGCCCG